CTCCGGCCCTGTGGCATGGTACCTCAGATGGAGGGTGCATCCGGCGATGCTCTCCGCCGCCCTCATCGAACTGCTCAGGGGCATGGACATACAGCCTTTTTGCAATACTATTCCATTGGCGTCCAGGACAGCGGGGCTGCTGGAGCCGATAGGAAGCCGGGAAAGGAAAACGGGTTAACGGGCCGGCAGGAAGGCCCCCATAGCGTTTTCGGAATCATCGCGCAGGCGATGGAGCGGTTCGGCCGTACAAAACGGCACATCCTGTGGAAGATCAGCTACGCCGAGCTGATGCTGATGAACACGGATGTCAGCCGGTATGTGACCAAGGAGGAGCTCCTGGAAAGGGAGCGCAAACGTAGGCCGGACAAATTCACCACTGAATATTTTCAAACAAAACTCGGAGGATAGGAATGGAACCTGTAAGACTGGAGATACTGCTTGACGACAAGACCCTGAAGGGGATGCGCTCGGTGGAGGGCAACCTTTCCGGGATAGGCCTGTACGCGAAACAGGTCATCGCACAGCTGGAGCAGGAACTTGCGACTCTGCAGGAACGGTTCAGACAGGCCATGGCCGCAGGTACGAATACCGACGCCCAGATGGCGGACATCCAGGCGCTGCAGGGAGTTGTCAGACAACTGAAGACGGAGCTGCAGGGGCTGGAGGAGCAGAAGAAAAAAACAGGCTCCACCCCTCTCATGGGAAATGATCCCGCCCCGAAACTCAATAATGTGAGGATGAGCATGCAGCAGATCGCCCGGGAGCTCCCCTCGCTGGCAATGGGTCCCCAGATGTTCTTCCTTGCCATTTCCAACAACATTCCCATGTTCACCGACGCCCTGGCATCAGCCCGCAAGGAGTATGAGGCGCTGACCGATGCCGGAAAGAAAGCCACCCCGGTGTGGAAGCAGGTGCTCTCCTCACTGTTCTCGTGGCAGACGGCGATGTCTGCCCTGATCACCCTGTCTGTCGTATATGGGAAGGAGATCGGCGGATGGGTGAAGAGCTTGTTCGGCGTGAAGGATGCCGCCCTGTCCGCGGCGAAAGCCCAGGAAAAGGTGGATGAATCCTTCAGAAGCAGCAGCCGTGATGTGGCGGAACAGGTCACTCTCGTCATGTCCTTGTCCGAAAGATGGAAGGAACTGGGAGACAACATGGCGGATAAGAAACAGTTCATCACCGAAAACAAGAAAGAGTTCGGGAAACTCGGTGTTGAGGTGGGCAACGTGAATGATGCCGAGAACCTGCTGGTGGACAATACGGACGTGTTCATCGGGGCGATGATCCTCAGGGCAGAGGCGACCGCAGCGTTCAAACTGGCCACGGAGCAGACGGAGAAGGCCTTGAAAAAACAGAACGAGATAGAGGAAAGGCGGAAGAAAGGCCCGACTTTCTGGGACAAGTTCAGGGCCAATTTCTTCTCTTCCGCGTCCGGATCAGCCACTTATACCCGTCAGGCGGACGCTCCCACGGCCGAACAGCTCAGCGAAAATGCTATCTCCGCCCTGGAAGAGGAGCAGAAGGCGGCAGAGGATACGGCCAAATCCTATATGGACCTGTTCCTTGCAAGGACAAAGGAATGGAAGGAGAGGCTTAAATCGGCAGGCATAAAGGAAGATGACGGAGGGAAAAACAAAGATACGGGCAAATCGGCCCGGGATTATCAGGACGAGCTCGCCGACGCCCGTATCAGGGCGCAGCAGAAACTTGAGGCGGCACGCATATCGGTCATGCAGGAAGGTATAAGGAAACGCCAGGCCCTTGCAAGGCAGGAGCTTGACGAGTCGCTCGCACAGATTGACAAGGAAGAGCGTGACACCCTCAAGAAAATGGACGAGGCCGAGAAGAAACGGGGTGTGAAGTCCACGCCCGAGGAAAGGCAGGCCGTAAGGGACAATGCGTCTCAGCAGCGTCTTGTCGCCTACCAGCAATATGCGAAGGAATTCTATACCGCCGACAAGGAATGGCAGGAGAAGGACCTGCAATCCTGGATTGACTATAACAAGGAATACGGGACATACCAACAGAAACGTCTGGCCATCATGCGGGAATATACCCTTAAATCCTCGAAAGAGGGGCTGAACGGGAATGACAAAAGGATGCTGGCCCGACAGCGCGACGAGGCACTGTCCGAACTTGATTTCAACGAACTGAAGAACACCATCAACTGGGATGTCATCTTCGGCAATCTGGACAAGGTGACAAAAAAGGAGCTGCAGAAGGTAAAGCGGCAAATAGTCAGTTTCCGCAACAGCCCGGAATTCAAAAAAAACGCCACTCCGGAACAGATACAGGTCATCGAGGAAGCCATCGGGAAGATCGACAGCGAGGTCATTGAGAAAGGAGGTCTGTTCGGCAACCTGACCGAATCCATACGGGAATACTCCGAAGCGGTTGATGAACTGACAGCCGCGCAACGGGATTATGACGAGGCCGTGCGGCAATACGGGGCGGACAGTGCGGAGGCGGAGGCCGCTAGAAAGAAAAGGAACAAGGCGGAAGCCGGAGAGCGCAATGCCGGGAACAATCTGGAAGCCTCGAAGGATAAGGCGGTGAGAAACATCACCGCCGTGGCCGATGCGATGAACACGCTGGGCGAAGCGGACATGAGCCTGTCATCCTTCGGAAGCGCGGTCGGGTCTCTGGTGGATACGCTGTCCGCATCCGGAAGCAAGATTGGCGGCATCATTGCGGCCATACTGGCTATCCTTGAGCAGATCGGGCAGAAAGGTCTGGAGGGTTTTGTCGGCAACATTCTCGAATCCGTCATGCACGCCGCAGGAGGATTATGGGACAGCATCGGACGTCTGTTCGGTGTCAAAGGACTTGGAGGCATCTTCAAGGGGGCCGACTATTCCGGCTATAATGAGATGGTCGACCAGTACAACCGCCTGAACGAGATATGGGACGAACTGATCGACAAGAAGAAGGAATATATAGAGACCAGCTACGGCACCGAGGCACAGAAGGTCGGAGAGGAAGCACTAGCCCTCCAGCAGACCGCCATTGATTCTTACCGGATACTAGGCAGGGAACGTCTGAATTCGGGAGCCAGCACGGGATCGCACTCGATTGGGGTGCGGCAGCGCAAATGGATGTCCTCGGAGGACTGGGCGGCAGCCGGCGCGGCCCTGGGAGAAGACTTCTACAGGTACGGGATCGGGGAAGGACGTATGACCGGGCTGTTCGACCTATCTGTGGAGCAGTTGGAGAAACTGAAATCGGAAGCTCCCACATTCTGGGCCAAGCTGGATGATGATGTCAGAAATTATCTGGACAAGATCATTGACGGCTCGGAAAAACTGGGTGACATACAGATCCAGATAAAGGAACAGCTCACGCAGATATCTTTTGACAACGTGCGTGACGCCTTTTATGACACACTGCTTGATATGGAAAGCGGGGCGGAGGACTTCTCGGAGGATTTCAGCGGGTACCTGCAGAAGGCTATCCTCAAGACAAGTATGTCGAAAGTCTACGACAAGAGGCTTCAGGAATGGTATGACAAGTTTGCCAACTACAATAAGGAAGGGGGGATAGATACCGGGGAATACAAGGATCTCCAGCAGGAATGGAATGACATTGTGAAGGATGCCCTGGAGGAGCGCGACTCGCTGAAGGATATCTTCGGATGGACATCATCGTCCTCCTCCTCCCAGTCCGGCCGGGCCGGAACCGTCACCTCCATGACCGAGGAGACGGCCGGAAGGCTGGAGGGGATCGGCAACGCGGCCCTTGACCGTGTCATCAACATTGACAACAACCTGACGAGGCATCTCGAGGGGATGGCGACATCCCTGGGCAAAATTGCGGGGAATTCGGAGTACCTCAGACACCTCGAGACGATAAACGAGAACATCGCGGAGCTCCGGCGCGGTGTGAAACTGAAAACATAGGACTATGGAAGTGGAGGAAGGACTGCTGAAGATAAACGGGACGGACATGGCGTCCCTGGGATGTTTCCTGTACGAGGAAAACGCGGGGGACCATACCAATTACGACTCGCTGATGAAGCCGCCGAAGATGAAGGAGTACACATCCGTCAGCTACCGGGAGCTTGACGGCGAGGAGCTGCCCGAAACCCTGCTTCCCCGCTACGAGGCGAGGGACATCACGCTGAAGATGGCGGTGGTCGCGGATACACGGGCCGGGTGGTTCAACAACTACAACGCCGTGCTTGCCTTGCTGAAGTCCGGATGGCTGACGCTGGATGTCCCGGAGATAGGCCGGGTGATGAAGGTCTACCTGAAGGAATATACCCGGTACAGCCAGTTCACGACAATCAGAAGTACCGGCCAGCAGATAGCCGGATTCACGGTCACGCTGCGCGAGCCGAAACCTTTTTCAAACAGTGATTAAAAACGATTTAAAAGCATCATAGATGGAACTTGCGATCTACAACAGGCAGGGAACCCTGAAAAGGAAGGTCAGTCCCGACTCATCGTCCCGGTGGACCGAGGAGGTGGGAACAGAATTCGTGGTGACGGTGAACTTCACCACCTGGGAGTTCTTCGTCCTGTCGGTCGGCGACTATGTGGAGATATCGGGAAAGCGGTTCTCCATAAAGAAGGAATACCGCCCGAAAAAGACCGACACACAGAAATACACCTACAATATCAGCTTCTACGGCCGCGAGCACGACATGCAGGACCTGTTGTTCTGCCGTCTGAACCAGGGGGAGGACGACCTTGAGTCCGTCTTCGCCTATGACGGCACGCCGATGGAAATGCTGGAAAAGCTGGTGGCGAACATGAACCGCAACACCGACGGTGTGACGTGGCGTGCAGGCCAGGCCGTCACCGGCGACCGGAAGACCATCAACTTCAACGGCCTGTTCTGCTGGGATGCGGCAGGCGAGATAGCCGGTGCCTGGGAAACCGAGTGGTGGTTGGACGGGGAATACCTGAACATAGGGAAATGCGAACACGGCGAACGGGTCACGCTCGGCTATATGAAGGGATTGAAGACGGGACTGACCCAGAATGAGAACTCCAATTCGATCAAATGGTTCACACGGCTGATCCCCGTAGGCTCAACCAAAAATATTGACCCGTCAAAATACGGCTACACCCATCTGCAACTGCCGTCACGGGACAAGTATATCGACCTGAACACTCAATTGGGCCTGAAGGAGCATCGCGAGGAAGCGGCCTTTGAGGATATATTCCCGCACCGTCTGGGTACGGTGTCATCGGTAAGGTCCGAGGAGCAGACCAATACGGACGGGGAGGAATACACCGTCTATTATATCAAGGACAAGGATCTCCCCTTCAATCCGGATGAATACATGATCGGCGGCGAGGTGATACACATCACCTTCGAAAGCGGCGACCTCTCCGGAAGGGAGTTCGAGTGCAACTGGCATAACGGCACACAGGAGTTCGAGATCATCAACACCTACCCGGACGAGAACACCCAGATACCGGGAGGCAACATCATACCTCAGGCCGGTGATACGTATATCCTGACGAACATCCGCATGCCGGATGAGTATTACCCGATAGCGGAAGAACAGTACAAGCAGGCGGTTGACAGCTTCCTGACAGAATACAGCAAGGACATATCCATCTATTCCGGCGACACGGATTACATCCATGTGGATAAAAACAGTGTGCCGTTATCGCTCGGGCAAAGGGTGAGACTGGAGGACGCGCAGTATTTTGAGAACGGATATATTGACACCCGCATCACAAGAATAGAGAGGAAACTGGGCAATCTTTCCGAGGCTTCCATTGACTGCTCGTCGGCGGTCAGCACCTCATGGAAGTCATCCGTGGACTCGACGCTGAACAATCTGGAATACACGCTGGCGCAGGAGATGGCGCAGGCCAATGTCCGCCTGCTGAAGACCGGCGATATGGAGAGCCCGAGCGACTATACGGCTTTCTCCTCCCTGAGGGCTATAGGAACCTTCCTGAGAAAGAACATAGCGGATATCGCCAGCGAGATCATCACTTTTCTCAAAGGTCTGAGGGTCGGCAAGTTTGTCACAGGCCTTGTCGGCGGCAGCGGTGCGGCCATCTGGTTTGACAAGAACGGCAAGACAATAGTCGAAGCCGACAAGGCGATGTTCCGTGAGGAACTGATAGTACCGCAGATCACGTTCAACTGCATTGATGTGATAAGTGGTGACAAGGCGAATTCGTTCGCATACGGAAGAATAAAGACCGTTGACACGGAAAACCGCACGGCCACGCTGGAACTGCTTGAGGGGCAGTGGGGCACGTTACATGTAAGTGATATCTGCCGTGGCATACTTCACAACATATCCGGCAGCAACAATACGAAGGATGAATACGGTCCTAACGGATTCATGGAGTATTCCGGATACGCCACCTCATACTTTACCCCCACTAGAATCATCGAGAATGAGGCAGGAAACATGAAGTTTGAATACGCTCTTCAGGCAGGAACAAGCGTGCATCCTCTTCCGGGTATGAACTTCTTCGCATACGGCAACTTTACTGACAAGGACAGACAGGCCATCACTTATGAGAACAGGTACTATACCCGCCGGCTTATCAACGTGAACACATGGGTAATAGATCCGGATGTGAACATCGCTTATCAGAGCGGAGACCTGAGTGGTCTGACCATCAACGGGCAGATAATGGATGGCTATTCTTCGTTTCAGAAGAACGTATATGTAAGCGGAAAGATAGAACGACTGAAACCCAACGGTGAAGTGGCTATGGACTTAAGCTATGAGGGTGTATGGCAATCAGGCAGGCATTATGATTACTACGATAGTGTGACGTATAACGGCAGCACATGGACGTGTCTGAACAAGAACGGTTCGTCCTCTGAGCCGGGTACGGACGCTGACTGGCAGGAGATCGCATCCAAAGGTAGCAAGGGTGACAAGGGTGACGGTTACACCCAGATGGGGCAGTTTAGGACAGGAATGGTCGTTCCCAAGATGGGTGTCGTTTCGATGGGTGGCGGCTCTTATGTAGCCAAGGCATCCACTACCAATCCTCCCTTGTGGTGTTGGACTGACAATGCCGGCAACCGGTTCACTTTCAACGATGGCGGATATGTGCTGACGGGTGAGGTGAATACTACTGAATATGACGTATTAGCTGAACCGGGAAGAGATGGTACGGACGGAATCAATGGCACCGACGGTGTTCCCGGTACTCCGGGAAAGGACGGGAAGACCTATTACACGTGGATACGCTATGCGGATGACGATCAGGGAAACGGAATCAGCAATGATCCCACAGGAAAAGCATACATCGGACTGGCATACAACAAGGAAACCGCTGTGGAAAGTAACAATCCGTCCGATTACAAATGGAGTGACATCAAGGGCGAACCGGGCGTTCCGGGTGCTGTCGGTGCCGACGGGAAAACCTATTATACATGGATAGCCTACTCGGACAACGCGGACGGAAGCGGAATGTACCAGCAGCCGAATGACAACACCAAATATATAGGCATCGCGGTAAACAAGGAAACCGCCACGGAGAGCAGCAATCCTACCGACTACACGTGGTCGCAATTCAAGGGCAACAAGGGTGACAAGGGTGACGGTTACACCCAGATGGGGCAGTTCAAGACCGGAATGGTTGTACCCAAAATGGGCGTTGTTTCAATGGGTGGCGGCTCTTATGTAGCCAAGGCATCCACTACGAATCCTCCCTTGTGGTGCTGGACGGACAATGCCGGCAACCGGTTCACGTTCAACGATGGCGGCTATGTGCTGACGGGTGGAGTAAACACCGCAGAATATGATGTATGGGCCGAAAAGGGCGATACCGGAGCAAAAGGCGACAAGGGTGATGATGGTGAAAAGGGAGACAAAGGAGATAAGGGAGACAAGGGAGATCAGGGCGTACAAGGAATACAGGGATGTATTATACGGTCTTCCGAGTGGGCGTCCGGCGTGACGTACAGGAATGACGAGGACCTTACAAGTGGCACGCGGTATATTGATATCGTAATGGTGAGAAACAATAGTGCGGTGGACGGATGGGATGTTTATAAGTGTATTAAAACACATACATCTTCGTCTTCTATAACCTATACCAACACTACCTACTGGACGGAATTAAGTAATGTTGGTCCTATCTATACCAGTCTTATTATTGCCAAGAACGCCAGTCTTGATTTCGTCCAAGGCAATGAACTGATAATAAAGGACTCAAATAACAATGTTGTAGCCGGTCTTACAGGAGGAAGCAGCAAGGAAGCCGGTACGACACCTGTAAGGATATGGGCTGGCGGTGGTGTTCCGGGCAGTGCTCCGTACCGGGTGAATGAACTGGGTGAATTTGTTTCCACGAAGGCAAATGTGACAGGTATAATCACTGCCACTCTCTTCTATTCGCCGGGAAGCGATATGGATAGTCTGGCTGATTCGGAAGGTAACATGACTGTGAACCCTTCCACTCAGGGATCTACATTCTTTTCTGCTGATGGTCTTGGCGGAACCATAACCCTCCCTCCCGCATCATCATGGAACGGATTGAAACTGGAATTTGTAGTAGACATGACATCAAGGGTGGCTAAGAACCCGGACAAGTACAAGGCTACGAACTATTTCTGCGGACTGGCGGGATCATATAACAATAAGACAGAAATTCAGATGGCAAGGCCTTATGTTTTGGAGATGAAGGCCTTTAACAACCATTGGTATATAACACGTATGGATTTAATTGAGTAAAAGATATGATATTACAAGCAGGTTATGATTGTTATCTGACACAGGCCGAGGATATGCCTCTGTCGGAACGAAGATTTGAAAATCAGGTGTTGATAAACAGCCCTGAGGATGTGGCTGTGTGGAAAGAGATCACATCGAAGCAGAAGGAGCAGATGATTGCCGAAGCATCATTTATTGATGTGGCGGCTATAGACGTTGACTTGACCGTGTGGATACGTTGCTCAATGATATCTCAGCGAATATCAACAATGCCGGGCTTACTACAGAAGAAGCATTGTTAAAGAAAGACTATTTTCCGGCATGGGAGGATCTGATAGGTACGGAAGTTGATGTGTCGTTCCGGTTCCGCTATGATGGTACACTCTACGAGGTTGTACAGAAACATACACCGCAGGAGGACTGGAAGCCGGGAACGGGTACGGAATCCTTGTACAAGGTTGTGCAGATAGAACACTCCGGTACATTGGATGATCCTATACCTTGGGTACATAACATGGTACTGGAGGAGGGCAAGTATTACACCGATAAGGAAGTTCTTTATCTCTGTATCCGTGACAGTGGAATAGGCATGGCATTCGATTTGGAAAATCTTGTTTCGGGTGGCTATGTTCAAGTGGTAGAAAATCAAGCAGTAATAAATAATTAAAAAAAATACGATTATGGCAGATAAAAAATTAAATGAAGTATCGCAGTTGACGGACTTTGATTATGCGTTGGTTGTAAAAGGAAATGACGTGGCAAAAGTTACAAAACAGCAATTAGCTACAATCCTGGGGGAACTCTTGGGAAATCCGAAGGGAACAAAATCGTTTTCTTCATGGAGTGAATTTACGGATTTTGTAAATGAAATGCCTATAAACAATTCAACCTTTCGTTTCCAATTTCAATGCTTTTGCTGGAGAAGGATTCTACGGTAATGTCGTTCAAGGATTGGTTATAAAACAATTAGAAGATGTTGTTTTCATCTTCGGAATAGCAATAGACGGAACATTAATATTTAGAAAAAGGAATTATCCAGACGTTTCAACTTGGGAAAATCCTAAGATAATAATTCACAGTAATAATTGACATAAAATCTATTCGAAACGAGAGCTGGGGGGACTGTTCACTGGTTTGAAGCTATGGAGATTACCAGAAGCTGATAATGGCTCATCATTCGGGGATGCAAATGAACTTATATCAGGAGGGATATATCGGAATTATCCTAGCGACATTAACATGCCATCTATTAATAGTAATAATAATGGAATCTTAATAGTATTACCTGTTAATAACATCATGGTTTTACAAGTTTGTTATTATAACATAGGAAAATTATATATTAGATTAAAATGGGGAACAAATTGGTCTTCTTGGATGATGGTTTCTTTGACATAAAATTTACCTATTTTTACTTCTGGGGGGACTTCTGCCGATTGCAACAACTACGAAAAGCGGATTGATTGAATATAAAATAATGAGGGATAGGATGCAAAGTTTTGCATTTGGGAATGGGACTATCTATAAGTTGGGAAACTTAACAGCAAATTATGTAGGTATAATATTACATGGTGCTGATATTATAAATGGTAAGATTATAGATATTTGCATATTTAAAAATTCATCAGGTACAGTCAAAGCTGCCGGTAATAACGAGGATTGGATTAATTTAAAAGTTGATTCAGACAAAAATATCTATATAATGGTACCATTGGGACGTATTTATTACGCATCGGTTGAATCGTACAATAATTATGTTCTTGATTCGTCGATATCAAAGGTGGATTCATTTCCAGATGATGCTATTGACATTCTTTTTACGTGATTCTAACCTAAAATCAGAGCTGGGGGGACTTCTAGAGGTTTCTTCAGTTGGAACAATTGATTTAAAGCCTGATGTTGATGTAAACATGAAGTTGCAAGAAGGCATATATGCGTTTTATGATAATTATGCAATCTCCGGCTTTATCCTAACAGTTTCGGACAATATTTATACTGATAGAAGTAAGATTATTGCAGGTGAAAAATCAACCAGCTTATCTATAGAGTTTAGTTCAAATGGTGTAACTTTTCATTCTAATACTAGCCGAAAACTTCATTATAGGCTATTAGCGTATTATAAGTGATTTGTCGTATCGGGTGGAACCGGCTTGTACCGGACCACCCGTTTTTTAATCCTATGTCAACGAAAAAGTTTGCCATTTACCCCAACTACCGACCCAATATAGCCTGATCTTAATCAATTGCCCCGAATAGGTTGCTTGAAACCCTATTTTTTGAACATCATTTGTCCCTATAAATATAACAGCATTTTGCCCATCACCACTTTCGAATGGAGAATTAGATGTTGATTTAGTTGTTTTCCGAATCCCATTCCATGTAAATGTATTGTAATCTTCAATGGGATTAACATCTCTATCGAAGAACTGTTCCATAGGCATTAGTCCATCTTTCTTGGCTGTAGCAACACCAATCAGTTCTCCCAGAAGCATGAATCAGCTATTCCTTTGTTAAAAAGAATACCATGATTGCCAACCTTGATTAAACCAATTCTGCCTATATTTGGGTCTGTTTGAACCTTGCATTTCATAAACGATTTGTACAACAAGGACATTAGCTTTAAATACTATTAGCCCACCATATTTATATGGAGAATCTTGACATCCATCTAAACCGTACATTCCTGGATTAGTATAATCGTCAATAGACATACTGGATGTTATTTTAGCCCTTTCAATAAAGCCGCCCTTCCAAGCAAGTCCGTTGTTGTTTTCGCTCACAATAGGTAAAAGTTCTCCCAGAAGTACAAAATTCCTATACCTGTGTCAAATCTATTTTAGCCCATCCAAAATTGGTATGGTTAAGTTGTCTCACATACAATTTAAACCCATCTGAAACAGAATAAAAAGCGAACTGGACTTTATATGAATTCCCAATGACAAATAGCGGTCCCCAACTTTGGGTAAATGGAGCATTGGAAATGCCACCAAATATTTCATACCAACCATTGTCTACGGCTAGATTTGCATCACTAACTCTCCCTCTATACATGAATGGAAACAGCTTCAAATTAGTGAACAGTTCTCCCAGGTCGGTTACGAAGTAAATTTTATGTCAATTATTACTGTGAATTATTATCTTAGGATCTTCCCAAGTTGAAACGTCTGGATAATTCCTTTTTCTAAATATTAATGTTCCGTCTATTGCTATTCCGAAGATGAAAA